ACCTGTTTATATTTAGGGTCATAGAAGAACATATTTAATCGTCCTCTACTAGGAATACCATTTAATTTGCCACTATTCATTAGTTTTCTGGCAGTTATTCTGTCACCCAAATCAGCAACAGTTTTTCTATACCAGTTAGCACTCTTTTGAATACCGCCTTGTTTGTCTTTTAGTGGATCTAAAATTGAGATAGCCATTACGCTTATATTTATAATAAAAAAGGCGGCCTTTCAGCCGCCCTTTCAAAGTTTTGAAGCGAGAGAGAATTACTCCTCTTCTGCTAATTTACTAAAGTAAGATAACGTATCGTCATCATCGCTAGCAGGAGAAGGGGCTTCAGTACTTTTCACACTTGGTGCTGACTCAGATGGGAGGTCAATTTTATCAGCAGTCGTTGTGCTTCGTACACCTGTAATCGTCCTATTCAGTTTCTCTTTGAGTTCGTCATAGGTTTTAAAATTATCGGGTGCAAGAAATGGTTTTAAAGCATGTTGTTGTTTCCAAGTTGACTTGATTTTCTCATCATCTTCGGCAAGTGGAGAAACAGCTTCAAATTCGGACTTATCGTAGTTCCAATAACCATCAACTTTTCTAATCTTCAATTTGAAGTTAGCGCCTTTCCAAAAGTCGAAAGGATTGACTGGTTTCTCATCTTCAAACGCCGGTTGCATAGCTTCTGTAATCTTATCAAATATCTTTTTACCGAATTTGAATAAGAACACTTTACCTTCGTTCTCTGGATGCTTTGGATCTGATTGTACTAAAATGTTTGCGTAGTAAGATAATTTTCTTTTTCTCTTTCTAGCAATCTCTTTATCACTATCTAGTCCTGTATTCCATAATCTAGTATTTTCTTCTGACACAGGGTCTTTCTGACCAAGTGTTGTTAGAGAGTTTTCAATATACCAACCACCTACATCTTGGAATGCATGTGACCATACTCTTTGCCATGGTAAGTCTTCACCTTCTACTGCAGGTAAAAATCTAATGACAGCATAACCATTACCAGTTTTATCTAACTCTGGTTTCCAAAATCTGTCGTCTTGGTATTTTGATTTGTTTTGATCTTTGTTCTCGGTGCCGAGATTTGCCTCGATGGCTTTTGTAAGTTTGTCAAAGTTACTTGACGATTGTTTTAACGCTTCGAAATCCATATTATATCTCCTTTGTATTTTCGTGTTCGTTGTATTTGTGTTACCTGTTTAATCGGTATCATTTTTATTTATAAGAGTTCTCACGTTCATTCGCCCATGTTTTTAAGCTATCGTTTTTAGCCTTTTTATCATAGGTTGCTTTAGGTAAGGACCTCTTAATTCTGTACTCTCTATATTGTTCACACCATTTGACAATTAAGTCTAACGTTTTATATATAAATTTATCCAACATATTAATCCTAATATATCATACTTTACTAAATTTGTCAAGTGTATTTTGAAATGAAATATACTTTAAATTCTTAATAGAAGTCCACTCACTAATCTTTGAACTAACTGGTGTTTTACCACTATCACCATCTGGATTTACCTTATAAAATTGTACTTTAGGGTTCTCTGTCATCAATGTTTTCCATTGATTTATCCAATTCACAGATGGTATGGGTCCAGCCTCTGGTAATCCATAATGTTTAGTACCTTTGTACATATTATTAATTTTAGATGTATCACTTATCAAGTCATGTCCAATTAAATACACTTCTTGTAAATCTTTTTCTCTAATTGTAGCCACTCTTCCACTTGACGCACCACAAGCCCAACCTCTATCTCTTTGACCTTCTACCAAATCATCTAAATTATGTGCCTTGTCATTCTCATTAGTCCAACTAACATATGTTGTTGTGTGATTAACATTCTTTTCTACAATTTGTTTTTTTTCTAATTTTGATTTTAAAATGTTTACTTTACCTGATAGATTTGAACCATGAAATACAAACTCTTGCTTATCGCCCTTATCATTTTCCATTTTATTAGATTGATATTTGTCAATTAACTCTTTATCTTCATTCTTCATATTACCATAGACTAACATATCATATGTTGGTGCTGGTATTCTAGTCCAATTTCTTAACCATGTTTCGTTAGTATCACAATAACCACTTTGATATATCTCATGCATAATTCCATGGTCAACAGCAGTCAATACATCTGGTGTAAAATCTCTATATAAAGCATTACAACCATAAATCTTTCCATGTGGTTTTAGTATTCTTAAATCAAATGATTTTCTACTCTCACCGTTTCCTATACAAAATACTCTAGTCGCCATCTCTTGTTACCAAATTATCAGGTTTGTCTATTGGTAAACCCATTCTGTTAAACCATTTTCCGTTAGCGTGAAATACATGACCTAATGTACCATCACTTAATTTAATTGATCTTTTGTCTATTTTGTTTTGATAGGTTGTACCATTTTTCAAAATAAGTTTTAATCCACCATGTATATCGCCATATATTCTATCTATGACTTTATCACCTATCTTATTTGATTCTGGTATAATGTTTTTACTCATTTATAAAAACTTCTTTCATAATTAATTTACATTCTGTCACATTAAAGTTAAAAAATGGTTTCACTCTGGTAACCTTAGATGCGATTTCAGGCCAGACAAACTTTTCTTTAATTTCCACATTCCAATTCTTAACAAACGATAAGAAGTAGTCCAAAACGACTGCGGTCTGGTATCCGATCTTCTTCTGAATAAGTAACTGTAAAAGTCTAGGATGCTGTCCATTAGGAGAGCGTAAGCCATCATCAAAAGAAAGCCCACGAGAAGTAAAGTCATTACTAATAGATACGCAATCATTTCTAAAGTGATAGGTAAATGCTTCTTTACGTTTTCTATAATCCATATAAACATCTTTACCATCGTTTTCCAAAAGATTACCAACCCATCTCTTACTATCTGCAAGAAAGTTAGCAACAAAGAAATCAAGTATATTATCTTGTCCATATTTTGTACTTAACTTATGAAAAAAGTATCTATCCTTTCTCTTTGTAAAACTATCAAGTGTTGCATTAACTTTTCCACCATACTTTATATAGTCATAAGATTTTGATGTAAAATGTAACTTGACACCAAGATAAACTTTATATACATCAAACCCACCATACATTATATTGGTAATTGACCACACTTTGGAAACTTTAACATCTTCAAGTTAGTGGCTTCTAATTTTATTTTTTCTTTTAATGATTTTGAAACTAATGATGATATAGTTCCTGTGTCAATATCGTTCTGTTCACAATACCATACAATGGCATCCATATAAGATATTCTTTTCTCTTTTACTATACTCTCTATATTCAAACTAAATTCTTTACTATTCATTTCACTCCTTAAATGGTGGTTACTGACGCTAGCTTTCACCACCACAGTTATAACATTATTAATATAACATATTGATCTTAATTTGTCAACCTTTATTTGGCATTTCAGTAACTAAATCAAACGTATGGAACATAATACATCTTTGAAGTCCATTCGGTATATCTAATACAGCAATACTTTCTGTACTGTCTTCGTTAACCATATAAGTTACCATAAAAACTGGTTGACCTTCTTTTGTCATAGCTTCTCTTCCTAACGATAGGTGAAAAGGTTTGAATTTCATATGATCTATATATTTTTGTATGCTTTCTGGTGTACCACACAAAGATGGTAATTGTTCTATGTAAACTTCTCCAGTAAAATCTTCATGGTCAGCATTTGCTGATAATACAAATAAACTAAAAAAAAGTCCTATTATTATTTTTTTCATTTGCCCTCTTACGATAAAATGTGGGCCACTTTTTTGATTAACTTGCTTGTATTTTATCTTTGTTTAGTTCTTCATAATATTTATAAAAACCATCAATTGCTTTTACAAGGTCTTTCTCATAATCTTTTTTTTCTTTGATAAAGATTTGTGATGTTCCGTCTTCACTGGCCAACATGATTACTATTTGTTCAATAGGTGTACCAAAAGTTTCTTCATACATCATGGCATAAGCCGTACATTGCATAAAGTAATTTTCAATCCAACTTTCTTGTCGTTCTTTATTGGCTGTTTTGAAATCTATTACTGATAATTTACCATTATATTCGGCAACACAATCTACTTGACCAGCAATTG